AAAGATCAACGTAAAAGGAGGTCGGGAGCAAAATAAATCAAAAGAAACTTGTCTTTACTGCTAGGAAATACGAGATAGCAACAAAAAGTTGACAAGAAACAAGAGTTTTGGGATATTCCCGTGTTATGCACGCATTTCACAGAATTCAAGAGGTTTTCGGGAGCCAGGCAGAACTGGCTCGCACCCTCAACATCAGCCGCATGGCGGTGAACAAATGGCGCCGGCGTATCCCTGCTGAGCGGGTGCTGGACATTTATCACGCCACCAATGGGGAAATCACCCCGCACGAGATGCGGCCGGACATTTACCCGGACCCGGATTGGCGGCCATGAGTCTCAGACAGGCCATCAACGACAAATGCCGGGACTGCATTTATGACCCGATTGTGGGTCAGAACTGGCGCAAGCAGGTGCATCTGTGCGAAATCGACACCTGCCCGCTGTGGCCGGTGCGACCACGATCCAGGGCAAATTTCGATTCTGCTCCTCTCTCAGACCCCATATCGGCGCTGAGCGAAACAAAGCAGGCGCCACTCGTGCTATGAGTATCCGGCGCATCCTTTCCGCTCTCGACGCTGATCTGCCCCCGGCAGAGAAGCTGCTGCTGGTACTGCTCGCGGATAACGCAGATGACAGCACTGGGAAATGCTGGCCGAGCCAGGCATATCTGGCCCGCAGGGCAGGGGTCACGCGCAAGTCGGTCAATCAGATCATTTCCCGCCTGGTCAGCAAGGGATTAGTCACTGTCCAGAAGCGCTACAAGGACACCGGAGCCCAGCGATCAAATATGTACAGGGTGTTACCCAACGTTACACCCCCCTGTGTCCAGAAGTTACACCCCCCTGTTACTCAGGGTTACACAGAACCTGTCAGTAATGAATCTATTACTCCTATTACTCCTAATGGGAGTTATCCACAGGAGAAATCCAATGGAAGAAAACTCAGTGCAGTTGAAAAAGCAGCCGCAGCCACAGCACGAGGCGAAGCTCGTCTCGCTGCCAGAAGAACAGCAGATCAAGGCAATGATGCGGCTTTGGGAACGGATGACCCAACTATGGGGGCATCGTCATCAAAGCGCGTGGGGGCAGTCCGTAGACGCTAACGGCAACCTCACGGATACAGCAGAGCTATGGCTGCAGGGGCTGGGCAGATTCACGCTGAGCGAGATAGGTAACGGCGTCAACAAGATGGTCGAAAAAGGCCAGGAATGGCCGCCCACGCTGCCCGAGTTTATGCAGATGTGCAAACCCAAACGCCTGGCGCCGTATCACAAGATGGCCGAAGCCTTGCCGGCCCCGGAAGTCGATAGCGCCATTGCATACACGGAGCTCAAGAAGATTCGGGCTCTGCTCAACAAGAGGAAAGCCGCATGAGACGAATACTGACCTGGGAGTTTTTGATTTCGGCATACGTGGTGCTGGTGACTGTGTTCCTGCTTGCCGGATGCTCATCTCACCACAGTCTGCGCATGGGTGATACGACCTACACCGCAGGCGTTTCGATCCACAAACACGAGGACATCAACCTTGACTGATTTAGCCAAACGAATCTGGACCTGGACTTATATGACCGGCGCAGTCGCCACCCTGTTGGCGCTTATTTTTCTGGTCGGCTGCGTAGACGTGGGTAGCACCAGTGGCGGTGCCACTAGCGACGCTGACGCGACCGGCGGCTCAAGCACGCAGACGCAAGAACAGACGCCGGCTGAGTGAACGAACATGAGTACGTCACTACAGGTAAAAGCGTTTGTCCAGAGTATTCATAAGAACACAACTCAAAACGATTTTAGAACGCCGGAGTATCTGCTTCATTTTGTGCGAGAGACTTTTGGAGAAATCACGCGCGACGGTGCGTGTTCCAGCGAGAACTGTGTGGCAAAACCACTTAATCTTTTTTCTGATGAACGCATGAAGCAAGGCGAAGTTTTGTTTGTAAATCCTCCTTGGTCAACGCCCGAGGTCGTTCGTTTTGTTGATGCTGCTGTCCATCAAAGTCGTTGCGGAGCGACAGTGGTTTTTTTGTTGCCAAACAAACTTTGTGAAGTTGCATGGGTCAACAATGTAAATGGATTTTTTGAGAACTTAATTATGTTGGGTGGGCGTGTTGATTTTTCCGGGCCGTATTCTGTGAAAAAAGGTGCTACCCGATTCGGTACGTTTTTGGGCGTTTTGGGAAAACACAATGAAAACATCCCCGCGATGGAATCAATCACGTTGCGAGAATTGAAAACGAGATACAGATGGGGCGGCTCCAGCACCCAGACGCAGGAACAGGCACCCGCTGAGTGAAGCTGACGAGTACCGGCACTTGAGACTGTGCGCAGCTCGAATGGCGTGGCCGCAACGCTTCCAGCGTACACCGTCAGGCAAGTACACCTGGGGCGAATGGTTCGAGCGCAAGTTCGGCATCAGCCTGGAAGAACTGCGCAAGACTGAGGGCAGCGGTGCCAGCGACCAGGCAGTACGTCCCGGCCGATGATGCACCGCCAGCGCCCTGCGACCTGGGATGCTGGTGGTGGTGGCGTTGCCGTAACGAGAAGCTGGCGTGTGAGCCGTTTGAGCGGTTCGTCAATGACCCCTACGCAACCCGGCGGGAGCCGCCAAAGAAGTTCATAGCCACCCGACAAACCTACGACACGATATTTCGAAAACGCAAGAAATGCAGTTAAGCCTGCCCTGGCCGCCGTCCGTCAATAACTACTGGCGCATGGCACGAGGCCGAATCTATATCTCGGCCAGGGGTAAGGCGTACCGTGAGGCGGTCAAAGTGATTGCGCATGGCCGGGGCCGGTATAACCCGGATACCCGGCTCAAGGTGCACATCACGGCGAACCCGCCGGACCGCCGGCGCCGGGACATCGACAACCTGTTCAAGTGCACGCTCGACAGTCTGGAACACGCCAACGTATTTGCGGATGACTCGCAGATTGACAAGCTCTCGATCCATCGCGCTGTCGTGATTCCGGGCGGTGCATTGCTCGTAACGATACAATCCGTATCATGAGACTGCCACCAACAGAAAAGCCGCTGACCATCAAGCAGGAGCTCTTTGCGCAGCTGGTGATCGAGAAGCAGGGCCGGTTATCTGAGGCATACCGCGAAGCCTATGACGCTGAGAACATGACAGACGAGTCGGTCAAAGTATCCGCGCACCGACTAGCCAGGGATCACGAGGGCGTTGCTAAGCGGATTGATGAGCTGCGCGGTGAGCTATTGGAACGCCACAGGACGAGCGTGGATACCATCACCGCTGAGCTCGAAGAAGCCCGGCGCCTGGCAATGACCGAGAAAGCCGCAGGTCCCGCAGTGCAGGCGTCGATGGGCAAAGCCAAGCTGCACGGCCTGTTGATCGAGAAGAAGGAGGTCACCACGCCGCAGGGCGTCAAGTTCGTAATGATGGCACCGGATGCGACCAGAAAAACCGGAGATTAGATACCAGGCATCGCCGGCATTGTGGGCCTTCCATCAGTGCGGGGCATTTGTCCGGGGGGTGATGGGGCCGGTCGGGTCCGGCAAATCCACAGCTTGCTGCTGGGAGTTGTTCAGACGCTGCCAAGAGCAGGAGCCTGGACCAGACGGCATACGACGCACCCGCTGGGCCGTGGTGCGCAACACTTACCGCGAGCTGACGGATACCACGGTCAAGACCTGGCTCGATTGGTTCGATGACGTGGGGGATTTCGTCAATCAGGATATGGTGCACCGGATCAAGTTTGAGGACGTCGAGGCCGAGATTATGTTCCGGGCACTGGATAGGCCGCAGGACGTCAAGAAGCTGCTATCGCTGGAGCTGACCGGTGCCTGGGTCAACGAGGCCCGGGAAGTACCGCGAGCAGTGATTGATATGCTGCAGGGTCGTGTGGGCAGATACCCATCCAAGCGGGACGGCGGTCCGACGTGGCTCGGCGTCATCATGGATACCAACCCGCCGGATAACGATCACTGGTGGTATCGACTCTTTGAGGAAGTCGCACCTAACGGCTGGAAGCTGTTCAAGCAGCCAAGCGGCCGGGGACCGGATGCGGAGAACACTGAGAACCTGCCGGATGGGTATTACGACCGGCTGCAGGTCGGCAAGGATGACGAATGGGTCCGGGTGTATGTCGATGGCGAGTACGGATTCATCACCGAAGGCCGGCCGGTCTTTCCTGAGTTTCGGGATCACTTACACGTTTCGCGTGAAACCCTGGAACCTATTGATGGCGAGACGATCGTGATCGGTATCGACTTTGGCCTGACGCCGGCAGCGGTCTTTGGTCAGCGCGACGTGCGGGGCCGCTGGCGCTGGATACACGAGCTCGTAACCGAGGACATGGGTGCGGTCCGGTTTGCCGAGCTGCTGCAGAACGAGATGGCTTCACGGTTTCCCGGGGCCGAGTACCAGGTATGGGGCGATCCGGCGGGCGACCAGCGGGCGCAGACCGATGAAACCACGCCATTCCAGATACTGCGTGCCCGGGGCATCAAGGCACGTCCGGCGCCGAGCAATGACTTTACGCTACGCCGGGAGGCAGTAGCGACGCCGCTGTCACGCCTGGTCGATGGTGAGCCGGGCCTGTTGATCTCTCCAAGCTGTACCGCGCTGCGCAAGGCGATGGGGGGAGGCTACTGCTACAAGCGCATCCAGGTATCAGGCGATGAGCGCTTCCACGATAAGCCGGATAAGAATCAATACAGTCACGTCGCGGATGCAGCGCAGTACCTCATGCTGGGAGCGGGTGAGGGCCGGGCGATCTTGAAGCACCACACGCCGGGGCCGAGCAAGCCGATCCAGGTCGATCAGGGCTGGAGCGTCTTTGGTTGAGCTATTACCTTGTCTGCTTTGCGTGTCGCGGGGCACCGCGCTGGTGGAACCGGTTTTTGCATCCGAAAGCGCTGCACGTCTTTGCGCTCAAGTGGACCGGCAGGCATTGGGTAATGGTGCATCCGAGAATCGCGTATCTCGAAGTGCAGGTGCTCGATTATGAGAACGAAAGCGACCTGCCGACCATCGTGTCAAAAATGGAAATAGACGGCCTGTGTCGGGTAGACTTCGACCACTTGGATACAGAACGTATCCGCTTGCCGTGGATATTCGGGCCGTGGACCTGCGTGTCGCAGATTAAGGCACTGCTCGGTATCCGTGCATGGCGGGTACAGACGCCACGCCAATTGTGGCGATACTTGAAACGGGGATTGTGATTATGGGTAGAGGCGCTTTTTGGTTTGAGGATGAAGATTTCCTGCAGCAAAAACGCGAGTGGTGGGTGTGTTACGGCGACAATGGCGGTGGCGATGGTGGCGGCATGGGCGCACGGGGTAAGGGAGTGCGAGGCACAGGCGTCGGCGGTCTGGTAGGTATGGCCGCGAGAGGCGGCGTAGCCGTTGGTGCTGGCGCAAAAGACGCAGCCAAAGAATCGCCGAGCGCGATAGCGTCATTCGTGGGATTATCGGCAGCGGATCGCCAGCGAAACTTCAACGAGAACGCCGCGAGAGAGGCCCGTGACGCGGCAGCTAATCGTGGCGGTGGTGGTGATTGGCGACAGGATTTAGCCGCCGCAGAAGCCGCGAAGCCAAAGCCAAAGCCGAAGCCCGCACCTGCCCCAGCCCCAGCACCGGCTGCTGCTGAGCCAAGACCGGCACCGAGGCCCGCGCCAAGACCGGCACCGGCACCGGCACCCGAACCGGCGTTTGATGCGGCGGCCTACATGGCAGAAATCCAATCACGCTATGACGAGCAGCTACAGGCGATCCAAGAAGAAATCAAGGCAGCCGATGAAGCGCGTCAGGCGCAGCTGGCTGAGCTGACAAAACAAACGGACGAGCGCAAAAAGAAACTTAAAGCCCCGCGCAAGTATGGACGTTTGTCACTGCTGTCAGGGTCTGAGTTGGGTATCCCAATGACGACAACGCTCGGAGGATGAAATATTCGAAACCCAGCGAGCTGGGAACCACCGAGGACCTGGTAAAAAGATTCCAGGCCGCCAAGAAACAGCGCTCGACGTGGCAGACCCATCTGCGCGAGTGCTACGAATACGCACTGCCCCAGCGCAACACGATGACGCAGTTCTCGCGTGGGCAGAAGAAAAACGAGGACATATACGACTCGACGGCCGTGGTCGGTACGCAGAAGTTCGCCAGCCGTCTGCAGGCGACGCTGATCCCGCCCTGGCGCGAATGGTCAATGCTGGTGCCTGGGTCCGAGATTCCAGAAGATGAGCACGAGCAAATCCAGCCGGTACTCGATGACATCACTAAGATCATTTTCGATCACATCAATCACAGCAACTTTGCGACGCAGGCGCATGAGTCGTTCCTTGATCTCGCAGTATCGACCGGTGTGCTGGCGCTTGAGGAAAACGACACCGCTGAATCCGCGCTCGAATTCCATAGCGCGCCATTAGCCGAGATATACCCCGAGGCAGGCCCGTGGGGCACGATTGAGACGGTATGGCGTGAGCACAAGGTGCCGGCCCGGCATATTGACCGGCTCTGGCCGGGGGCTGAGCTCTCTGAGACGATGAAGAAAAAGGCCAGCGAGCGCCCTGATGAGAAATGCTCGCTGATCGAGGGCACGATCTATCTGCCGAAACGCGGCTATTGGCATCAGTGCGTCCTCGAAGAATCCAGCAAGGAGTACATATTCGGGCAGGACTACGAAGTCTCGCCGTGGATTGTGTTCCGCGAATATGTAGTCCCGGGCGAAACCCTGGGACGCGGCCGGATCATGCAGGTGCTGCCGGACATCAAGACCGCCAATAAGGTGGTCGAATACGTCTTGAAGAACGCAGCGCTGGCGATCTCGGGCGTCTATACCGCAGCCGATGACGGCGTGATTAACCCTTACAGCATCCGGCTCACCCCGGGCGCCATTATCCCGGTCGGCAGCAACGATAACGCCAATCCGACGCTGCGGCCGCTGGACCGCTCGGGTGATATCCAATTCAGCGCCCTGGTGCTGGATGACCTGCGCAAGCGGATCAATAAGGCGCTTTTTGCTGAGCCATTCGGTGAGGTCGATTCGCCGGTACGCAGCGCCACGGAAATGGCGATCCGTAACCAGGAGCTCGTGCAGGATTCGGGCAGTGCGTTTGGCCGGATGCAGACCGAGTTCGTTGAGAAGATTATCAAGCGCGCTGTGTCGATCTTGAAACGTGCCGGCAAGATTCCCGATATCCGGGTGGACGGCAAAGAGGTCACGATCAAGCACACCAGCCCATTGGCGCGGGCACAGGACCAGGATGATCTGGTCGCAGTCAATCAGTACCTGCAGACGATCGGGCAGCTCGGTCCCGAAGTGCTGGGCCTGGGCACCAAGTTGGAGGAATTCCCGGGATACATTGGCAAGAAACTCGGTCTGGATGCTGATCTGTTACGCACTAAAGTCGAAAGGGAGGCAATGGCTGAGGCGGCCATGCAGGCAGAGCAAGCCGCTGCATGATCGAAAACGTCAAGGCCCGCAAGGGCTGGGCGGCTTTAGAGATTGAGCCGCCGGGACCGACTAAGGAAAGCGCAGCCAAAGGCCGTGAGATTGCCTCGCGCTTCCATGAGTGTTTCCGTACCGACGCCGGCCAGTATGTCCTCGACCGGCTCATCACCATCACCCTGTTGCGTCCCACCGTGACGCCGGCATCCACCCAGTTCGAGGCCGGTATCCGCGAAGGGCGTGCCGACCTGGTGCGTCAGATACTGGCGCAGATCGAAACCGCTGAAAAGCAGTGAGGTATTCCCCATGACAGAAGAAACAACCGAAGAAGTCCAAACCGCACCCGAAGCCGAGCAGCCAACCGCGGCCGAAGCGATACCGGGCGATTCCCTGATTGATGCTGTCGAAGCTGAGTCGGCCGAAGTAGACGGCGCCCAAGACGTGCCCGAATGGTTCAAGCAGGACAAATACAAAACCGTCGAGGATCAGGCCAAAGCCTACGCTGAGCTGGAAAAACGGATGGGCGCCTTTACCGGGGCACCGGATGAGGATTACCAGGTGCCGCAGGTTGAGGGGCTCGACCCGGGCGTCATGGAAGATAACCCGATGATCGCGTGGTTCAAGGAATCAGCGCGTGAGGCCGGTATGAACCAGGCAGCCTTTGAGCGCTTTGTCTCGGGCTATCTCTCGACTGAGCAGGAAATGGTCAGCAACAACCGGCAGCGTGAGCTCGCCGCTCTCGGTGACAATGCCAAATCACGGCTGACAGACCTCGCCGATTGGGGGCAGGGCAACCTGTCAGCGGAACAGTGGGAAATATTCAAGGGCGTGGCCTCGACCGCAGTGGGCGTCGAGCTGCTGGAATCACTCATAGGCAAAACCCGCGAGGCGAAACTGGCCCGCGACCCGCAAGCCACACAAGCGACCGGTCACACCACGGCCGAGGAATTGCGCCAGATGCGTTATGCCAAGACCGAAAGCGGTCAATTGCGCATGAGCGTCGATCCCGAATACAAAAAGCAGGTTGACCGTGCCTATCACGAAGCCTATGGCACGGCGGCATAAAGTTGAAATAGCCATATTAGTATGGATACAATCCGTATCTAGTAACAGGTAAAGCGATGGCAGCGGATACCTCGCAGCAGCGAGCCCGTAATGAAATCGTGTCACTGTTAGCTCTAGGAACGGACACCTCGATCCTTATCGAGCCCTGACCGGAGTCGGATCACACAGCACGCACGCTGTGAGACGTCGGCCCGCAAAGCGGATACCCGAGTGTCGAAAGGCGCCAGGCGAAAGCCCGGCATTTTTAGACATTTGATAAGGATCAAATACTATGTCCATTAATCTGTCACCTGTTGCGGTGACCCAGTTTGATGATGACGTGAAGCACGCGTTTCAAACTGCTGGGTCCCTCCGTGACACTGTTACGGTGCGTAATGGCGTAGTCGGCGATATCTACAAATTCCGCAAGATGGGTAAGGGTCTGGCTAACCAGAAGGCCACCCAAGCGGATGTAACGCCGATG